TAAGTGTAACCGTAACCTTGTGTTGCTTTGTGAATAACAGGAACTTCTTGTTGGAACGCTGCTAAACTTTTAAATAAATGTTTCATAGTTAAATAATTTAAGTTAATAATATATGCAAATATAAATAAAGTTATTTAATAAACAACTATTTTTTTAATTTATTTTTTTAAGTTGGTGGTTTTTTACAATCCAAGTGTCTTCAGAAAAAATAAAATCTTTGTATACATCGCAGCGTTCACCCTTTTTTTTTAAAATCTTTAATTTGTTTAAGTCTTCTTTTGATAGCATTCCTTTTATCCAAACTTTACTAAAATCTTTTAAGACGTGTAAAAAACAATAATAATCGCAATTTTGGCTATCGTTAAACGTGCTTAATTTGCAATCGTAATTACTTTTAGGCGTATAATTAGACGATTGAGTTTTACATTCAATTTTATATTTTTCAATTATTAAGTCATATTCAAAATCTTGTGCGTGAATTACATTTTTTCCTTTGTTTGTGTAATAATCAAAAAGAACAATTTCGCCTATTGCACCAATTAAATTTCCTTTGCCTTTACTTAATGAATTATTTAAAACTTTAAATTCGTATAAGTTTTTTGAACGTTCTAATTGTTCTTTACTTACGTTAATTTCTATCATTTTAATTTTTGTTTATATGTTTCTATTAATTCTTTTAATTCGTCTTTTGTCCATTTTTTAACTTCGTGTGCTTTTGCCTGAAGCTCCATTAATCTTTGCGCTCCTATTCGTGTTTCTATACCTATTTGATAGTTTAGTAAGTTACCGCTTAAATAAGTGTTACAAGCTTCGCATTGCAAGTGTACGTTGTCTTCGTTAAACCTTACGTTACTGTGCCCACCTTGTGAATAATAGTGTCCGGCATTTTCTTTTTTACAAGGTTTGTTGCACGAAATACAATTTAATCCAGCGTCACGAACACGAATAAATTTATTGAACACTTGTTGAGCAATTTTTAAATAGTCGTTTGCAGTTTTTAAATTCTCGACTAACTTCTTTTTCTTTTTGTTCCATTCCTTTAACTTTTGTGTTTCAACCATTGCTTTTATACATTCGTTTTTTAAACAAAACTTTTGTAGTGTGCTGAACGGTGTAAATTCTTCTTTGCAATTAAAACATTTCTTCGTGTTTTTCATCGTTCTATAAAATTAAATATGTGTTCAATTATTGGTAGTGTCCAACCGTCACCAAGTAAACTTCCTGCTTTATAAACATCTAAAATATCACAATAATAATCCGAAAAACCTTGTAAACGACACATTTCAATTTTGTTTAAAGTTCTTATTTTACCATTATCAACATAAACAACAGGGCAACTTCCTACTGTATTTATTCTTTTATTTAAATACTTTTGTCCGTTTTCACTTTCTTCATCTCTTAATTTATTAAAAATATATCTTTCACCTATACATTGACATTTCTTTTTTTTAACACAACCGTCTGTAATAATATCTTTAAACATTATTCCTAAATCTTTTGGTTGTGTAATATCTGTTACAATATCAAACATAGTTTTTCTCGTTTTAATGTTACTCCAGTAGTAGCGGTCTCGCAGTTGTGCTGTTACTAACTTTGAATTTATACGAACAGGGTAAACGCCTAAAGCACGGCTCATAATTCCAACGTCTAACTTTGACGCTGAACCAACATTTTCTTGTAAAAATAAAACATTTGGATTAAGTTTTTTTATATGTTCTAAAATCTCTACAAACACGAAAAACAAACTACTTCTACTTCCGTTTATTCCTGCACGTTTTCCTGCTGCGCTTAAATCTTGACAAGGTGAGCCACTTAAAATTAAATCAATGCTTTGCCAATCAATGTCCCATTCTCTCCATTTGGTTACATCTCCAACTTGGATAGTGTCTGGAAAATGATGTTGCGTTAATTCTATTGCATACGGTTTAATTTCACTTGAATAGTATTTGTTTACTTTTATCCCTACGTTTTCAAGTGCTTGTCTTCCTGTGTTCATTCCGTTAAATAAAGATACTACGTTCATAAGTCTATATTGTTAAATTCAATTTGTCTTTTAAGGTTTTGTATTTCTTGTTTTTGTTCCAAATTTAACCGCTCTAAATTAAAATTCATTTGCCTTGCAACTCTAAACTCCTTTTCCAAGACTTCATAAACAACCATTGCTCGTCTTATGTCTTTTAAAGAACTTTGCATTGATGTTATTAAATCAGTTCTTTTTGGGTGGTTCGTTTTTATTTCGTATAAACTAATTTCTAATTTTATACAGGTGTGGTTTAAGTTTATTCTACTGCTCAATAAGTCAAGTTCCATTTTAAAAAATATTTAAGTTAGTTTTTGTTGTTGGTCTAAATTCCGAAATTACGTCTTTTCCGTAAACTTTAAAACCTAAACCGTAATTGTATTCGCAATAAACAGGGTCGTTAAGTCCAGTATGTTTTCCGCCAGTATCAATATCCTTTATTTTTTCAGTTGAAACCCAAGTAACGTATTTCATTACATCGTGCTTAATTAGTCTGTGAACTACTATCATATCGTCGCAACGATTAGTAAATGCTTTGCCACCTTCTACGTGGTCTTTTAACGGTGCTTTTAAATGTCCTTTAAAGTCTCCTTCAGTATAAATGTTAGAACTCCTTCCGCTTTCAGTATTCGGATGAGTATTAATGTAAATTGTCATTCCTGTTTTGTTTACAAATTCTCTCGCTGCGTTCATAAATTGGTAATTACCTTCGTAAGTCATATTGCGGTCAAGTCCTGTAAATGGGTCAATAAGTGCAACGTCTGCTTCGCTTTGTTCAAATATTTTAAATAGTTCTTCGTGTTTGTACAGTCGGTCGTTTTTTACAAATGTAAAGTATTGTTCTAAATAAGCTGAATAGTTTCTTATTTCATCGTGGGTTAATTGTTTGAAATTTATTCCTGCATACATTTGTATTAAGTCTCGCAGAATTTGTCCGTGTTGGTTTTCTCCGCTCCAGATAATAAACTTTAATTTGTGTTTAAGTGCAAGTGCTAAAAAATACCAATTAATAAAATAAGTTTTACCTACGTTGTCGTGTCCTAAAATTATGTTTACTTGTTTACGTTTAAATTTTAAATAGTCATCAAGTCCGTTTCCAAGTTCTAAACCGTGTTTTATTTTGCCGTCTCTGTAGTTCAATAAATATTCTAAAGCACTTCCGTTATTTAATAAGTCCATATTTTCTTGCTTTTATTTCTTCAGGTGAAATACCTTCGGAAGTTGGTTCGTTTTTCTGTAGCCATTTTACTGCCGTTAAATATAAACTTTTATATTTAGTATTTTGCTTGTAATTTTCAATGTCGTTTAATACGTTGTTTATTTGTGTAATTGTATGTTTATCTAATAACTTTTTTACTTCGTCTTCGGTTATGAATAAGTGTTGAAATTCCCTATATATATTTTCTTTATTATTCTTTTCATTCTTGTTAGTGTTCGTTTGCTTTATTGTTTGGTGTTCGTTTGCGTTATCGTTTGCTTGGTACTCTTTATATTTAACTATTGATATTAAAGTAGTTACATTGCTTTTTTGCCTTACTATATTTTTATCATTTTCTAACGAATTTAAAAACCTTTCAACTTTGCCCCTTGACCATTTCCAGCGCTTACCTAAACTATCAATATCGTAACCAACTTGCCCTTCTTTTACATCAATACGAATACCACGTTTATAAAAATATCCTTCTTTGTGGTTTGCTAATAATAATAAATCAATCCAAGCGTGTGTCCTATCAAATGGCTCACAATTGTAAATTGGGTTTTCTAATAAGCACCTGTGTATTTTAATCCAACCTTTCATACTTTAATTTTTTTTAAATGAAAAACCCCTGTTGAATCCGCAGGGTCTCACTTCTGCTTCATTAACAAGGGTTAATAATTTTTTTTGTTCTATTACGTGAGACCGAACCATATCGCAAATTTAATAATTAATTTAACATAAACACGAATTAATAAAATTTATTTTTTAAACGTTCCTGTATGTTTCGCAAGTCCGTTAAATTCCTTGCTTCTTTTATTTCAGTTCTTAAATTATAAGCAACTCGTTCTGGGGCTTGCATATTTAAAAGTAGTTCGTAATACTCCGTGTCAATTTTTAATTGCTTGTCGTTTGTTTCAACTAAATTTTGGTAAGTGTTTAAACCGTGTAGAATATTTGCGTGGTTCATATTAAATAAGTCTGCAATATTTTTAAGTGTGTAACCTTCTTTTCGTAGTGTTGAAAACAAATAAATTCGTTTATGTACTATTTCACGTTTTCGGTTTTTATTTGCAAGTCCGTCTTGTTCTATAATTTTTTTTATTAGTTCAATCATTGTTCTGAGTTTTGTTTGTTATTTATAAATTCATATACATTGCTTTTGTAAGTATTCTATTAAAATCGTTGTCTTCTTCACAAAATAATTTTCTATAATTTTGCGCTCCAATTTTCTCATATATTAAGTCTGTTAAATTAGAAATTGCTTTATAATTTTTTTCTTGTTCTAAAATTACAAGTTCATTTAAAATTACAGACTCATTTATAAAATAATCGTTTAATATGTAGTTTTTATTTTTTTCAGCTATTTTATTTATAGGCTTAAATATTTTAAAAATTTCACTTTTTATTTCATTTGGAAAATTAAACCATTCGCCAACAACTCTATATTTAAAATATACTGAATGTAAATATTTTTCTTCAATAAAACTTACACCTATTAATTTAACAAAAGGGTTGCTTACTTTAAAATTTTTTAACCTATTTATTGGGTTATTAGACTTGCCTATTTTATAAAGATTGTTTGTTGTGTCTTCGATTAAATAAGAATAAATTATTTCGTTTTTCATTTTTCTATTTGTTTAATTTCTAAAATAATATCATCGTTTTTTTGTATTAAGTTTTTAACGTGCTGGGTGTCGTAAGCTTCAACTATTCGTGTTTCTAACTTAACAGGTGCGCCAACATACGCCCAAGTTTTAAAAGTTGCTTTGTATCGTTTCATTTCTTTAAATTTTATTTGTTCGTTTTTTTTAATTCTGCATATTTCTAAATAAAGGTGTAAATCAAATGAACCCCTATCTTGTCGTTGCCACCAATCTAATTGGTCGTAAATTGTTCCGGCTTTCATAGTTCGTGGTAAAAATTATAGTTACTTTCATCGTTACTCGCTTTCCATTCCCAGAAGTTATAATGTACCAAATCACTGTTTATTTCTTCTTGCATTTCTAAACGTAAATCTTCTAAAATACGAACTCCAAGAACGTGCGGTTGTAAATTGTCATCTGTTTCTGTTAACCACTTTTCCGAAACTTCAACATCTAATTCTATAAATGCAAACTCCGAAACTTCGTCATAGTCGTTAAATTCCCAAGTTCCTGCTATTGAATAAGTCCAACCTAAAAATTCATAGGTTAATTCCCAACCTTTATTCCAAAATTCTAAATTTCTATTTTCCATTTTACAGCGCTTTTAAATACATTAAACAATAGAACATACCACCCAACACAATAAAAACCGTTAGAGTGCTTAAAAAGTGCCTTAAAAACGATTTGTGTTCTTCGGTTGTTGGTGTAAAGTAATTAATTAAGTTTTTCATAGTCTTATTTTTTAAATTGTTTTTATTCTTCGTTTTTGTAATTTTCAATTGCTAAATCTTTCAATTCGTGATAGTCATCAATATCTTCGTATCTCTCCGCAATATCTTTAACAAGTAATATTAATTCTGCAAATGCGTTTGCTTCATCTCTTGAAAGGTCTCCATCTGGAAGGTTGTCGTAACAATCCTTTAAATCTGATAATGTATTTTGAAATCGGCAGTAACTCATATTCATAATTTCTATTTTTTAAATTGGTTAAATAAATTTTCTACTTCCTGCAATTGTTCATCGTCTAAAAATGTACATAAGGTTTGAATAATTAAATGCAGTTGGTTCGTGTTTAGTTTGTTTTCCTGTTGTTGTGTTTCCAAGAAATCAATTACTTTGTTAAATTCTGTTTTCATAGTTTTAAATTGTTTCGTTAATAATTATATGCAAATATAAATACTATTTTAATAACTACAATACTTTTTAACAATTATTTTTAATTTATTTTTAAAATCCTTGTGTTTATTGGGTTTTATGAATAGAAAAAAGTGTAATTTATATTCATTCTAAATAAGAACAAGGGCAAATTTCACCTTTATTTAAAGGTAAAACATATAACAAAGGTAATTTTTACCTAATAACGTAATAAAGTAAGGTAAAACCCTTAAAACATTTGCTATTAATAAGGTTATAAACTGAAAATGTCAAGTTTACGTTGCGCTTTACTTTACAGTTAATCGGAATTAAACCGTTTATTGTCACAAAAAAAAACAGCTACGTGCTGGGGAGCTTATAACTGTTTTTCTTTTTATTAACTATGAATTGCAAATATATTAAAAAATATGTGTTAATCGTGCAATTTGTCCAAATTCTTTGTGGTGGACGTAGCCTTCAACCGCTTTTGGAACGCCTGTATATCCGTTTTTATGGTGCCAACTATCTGAACCTGAAGGACTGCGTAACGTTTCAAATGTTACCCCTATAAAATCTTTGCTTGTTTTGTGGTGTACGTGATGTGAATAAATATAACGGTGTTTTGTTTCGCTCCAAAGTATTGGAAACTCCGTCGCTAATAATAAAGGTAAGTGTTCGATTTTTGCTCCGTCTCCGTGTGTTGTACCGATAAGGTTGTTTCCGTACTTAAATGCTTTACGGTGTTTTAAATCTACGTTAAAATTGATTGTGGACTTGCTAAAGTGTGCTTCTATCAATTGCATTAAAAAGAACCCGTGCGTTAAATCGTGGTTGCTTGGATTGTAAACAACTTCAACTTCTGCAAAACTTAATAACTTTTCTAAAAGTTCTATATATAAATTTTTAGCCATTAAAAAATTGTCGTACCACATTCCGTCCGTGTCTTGTGGCGTATTTCCTGTTGTAGTTCTTTTAGTATTATCAGTATGTAAAATGTCGTTTCCTGCAACGAATAAAACTTTGTCTATATTAAACCCTTTAGCTTTGTTTAAAATGCCTTGCATTCCGTCTTTTGCACGTTTAACGGCTATCTGGCTGTTATAGTCTTCGCCTGTTTCAAATGCAGTTGCAAGTTTTCCTATATGTAAGTCTGCAATATCAATTACAAGTAAATGCGTATCCTCGCTTTTTATTGTTTCTATTGCGTGGTATTTCGGAGCGTATAACTTTACTTCTTTTATACATTCGTCTTTTATCCTTTGAATTGCGTTTAGTTCTTCTTGTTTAAAGTTTGGGTTCTTAAAAAATAAACTTGCTTGTTTTGTTTTTAGCCAACCGTGTTTTACATCTTTGTCATCAACTCCAGCTTCGTCTGTTGCGGTTTTTATTCCACGATACTGCATAAGTATTTCGATTTCGTCTTGTTTTAGTCGAAACCTTGCGCTGTTATTTTTCATAAAAAATTTAGATTAATGATTGTTTTGCGTACTTCCATAAGAACGAAAGTAGTAAACCTATTCCAACCCCAACAAATAATAAATTTAAATTTCCTTTTGGTCGGTTCTTTTTGCCTTCAGCTTTAGCTTGTGCTTTTTCAACTACCTTGTCTTTGTAGATAGTTTTTATCTTTATTTTGTATTCACGTTTTAATTGTATTCGTGTTTTTGGAACGTAAACATTCTTGTATTTTATAACCGTGTCTTTAGTGCTTATAAACTTTTCCCAAACTATTGTGTCGTTTACAATAACCGGAATACTATCTAAAGTTGTAATACGAATTGTGTCGCCTGTTTCTTCACAAACATAACCTTTCTTTATTGCTTTGTTCAGGTGAAATTGAGCCGAACACGAATAAAGTAAAATGCTAATAATTAGAATAAATAGTTTTCCCATTTTTTTTGCTTGCTTTTAATACTTGTTTACGATTTTTAGAACTATAACTAACGTGAACCCAAGACGGATTTTCATCGTTTCCAAACTCCCAAATAAGTTGGTCGAATTGTAATTTGTCTTTAATAAAATTAAAACCCTTTGCGCCTATTTGTAAGTCCATTGCTTCGCCTTTTGTATGTTGGCTTGTACTTGCGCCACCTATCATTTTATTAACCTGTAAACTACGAAAACCCGAACTAATTTTAATTGGTGTGTTTAGGTAAATTCTTAACGGTTCAAACACGTTTTCACACAAAAGTTTTGCGGACGCAATTTGCGACTCGTTCATTTCGTTATTAAGGCTGCGTAACGTTGCCAACCCTGAAGCTTGAAACTCTTTTAATGTAACGTGTGCGCTTAAATTCATTTTAACTTGTTTAAACCGTCTTTAACTTCTTTTGCTCGTGCAAATAATAACTTTGCGCTTTGCCAAATGTCTATTCCTTTAACAACTTTGTAATTTTCGTTTATACTCATTATTTCGATTGAAGCAAGTACCAACGCTAAAACTTTTGTAAGCATTAAAGGAACGGAAAAGAATTGTAAAATTATTTGGTTAAGAATAAAATAGTCTATAAGGTAAAACATAATAACCGTTAATTCGTATAAAAGTAATTTAGAAACTATTGCCGAAAGTTTACGCGATGTTATTTCTTGTTTTTGGTGTTTTGCTTTCCAAATTCCTGTTGCTGTGTCCGACAATATTAACGCAAATAAAAGTCCAAGTATTCCAGAAATAGGTAAAAAAAACGAAAAGCAAATTGTTATAAGTTTCAACGCTGAATTTTTAATTGTATAAAGTAATAAATAAAATTGTATTCTCATAACCCTAAATCTTCAAGTGCTTCCGTTAAACTAAAAGTTAAGTAAAAAAATAAAGTAACTCCTGCCAAATTAATGTAAAGTTCTGTTCCTTGAACCATTAAAGAAAACGAAGTTAAAAACCCTGCTATAAAATATAAACCTGCTAAATAATTACTTTTCATTTTATATTTAATTAACGTAACAACTATTTATACCAAATATTGAACTTGAACCTTGCGAGTTTGTTCCTATTACTTCTATGGTAATATAATTTCCCGAGTCGGGACTTGCTGTTAAATAAGTATTTCCCGTGTGTGGTGTTTGGTGAACTCCGTTTCGATACCATTTATATGTTAAAGTTGGTATCGGGTTTCCGTCCCATAAATTACTAATAATACTAATCGTGCCGCCAACACTTGTTTCTTCTGGTGTTAACTCGGGTTCAAATACATTTACAGGTGCAAATAAAAACTCTGTCGCAATAGCATTACTATTACCTTGTCCCGTGCCTACTGCATTAGTTCCATAGACTTTACAATTTATTTCCATATCTGCGTCTGCAATAAGCAAAGTATAAGTGTTATTTGTTGCTCCTACTATATTATCTCCTAACGTAACATTGTACCATTGATAAGTAAAACTTGTTGGTGAACCGCTCCATGTTCCGTTTGTAGTTGTAAGTACATCTCCAACATAAAAATTTGTTCCTGTTACAACAGGTGCTACTGTATTAACAGGTGCAGTTGCTGTTGCTCCAATAATATCAGTACGCCCTGCTGAACTTACTGCGTAAACTGAACCCCAACCAATAGCGTTAGTTGCACCTTGCCCCCAACCAATTGTATTGTTAGCTGCTCCGTCACCCCAACCGTTACTATTTGCCATTTTCTAATTTCTTTAAATAAGTTTTTAACTTTACGATGTTTACTTCTTTTGGTTTGTAAGTTTTTAAATGTACCATCCTGTATAATTATTATTAGTATCTGGAAACATATCGCTATTTGAATTTGTGTTGTATTCAGGAAACAAATTATTATTGTTACTTATGTAGTCAATAAAACGTTGTGTGTAGTGTTGTGCTATTTGTGTTTCCTTTTCAATTAAAAAGTCTATTTCGCTTTTTTCTACGCTCGTTGAATTTTCGGAATTGTGTTTGTAAACTCCTTTGTTTGAAATCGTGTAACAAGCAAACGGCAAATAATACTTCATTGCTAAATGAATAAGCATTGGCTTTAAATAAGTCGTTGTAAGCGTTAAATAATTACCCGACAACGTATTTGCTATGATGTCCGCTTTTATCTTGTTTAGAAGCTTCGTACCGGTGAAATTTTGCAAGTCTGTATCCTGTGCAATCTTAATATATTGAATAAAATTGTCCGTGTCAACGTTTCCGTTTAACGAAGTGAATTTAACTATGTCTTGTCTTGTGACTAAAAGTGCTTCTGCCATTATCGTGTTATTGTTCTTGGTGGTTGTGGGTTGCTGGGTAAAAATCCGTAGTTATCCATATCAACAGGACGTTTTGCAACGAGTTCTGGATTAGTAACTAAATAACCACTAATTGCGGCTTTTAATTGCCCTATTTTTTTTGCTTCATTTATATTAATTCCCTTTCCTAAAGGAACAACATAAACTTGTTTATTCCAACGGTGGTAACAATTTCCCCCGCCTTTGTATAAAAATATATCGTATGTCGGTGCGCCTTTCGGGCCCCATCCTTCGTTTACTGCTACGTCTTTCATTGCTACAATATCTTCTTTCCTGTATATTTTATTTGCGCTTATCATTTGAGTACAAAACGGTCTTGTTTTTTCATTTATTGCACCTACATATTTATAACGTACAATAAATTTCATTTGCTTAATTATCTTATCTTGTGCGCTTGTTATGTTTGGTCTTGCTTCTCCTGTACTAACCAAGTTTACAATTTTGCTTAGTAGACTTTGTTTGGGATCGCTGCTTAATAGTTCGTTTTCTTTATCGTCATTTTCGTAATCAACTTCTTTTTCGTCTATTAAAATCCAATTGTCTTGCGGTTCTTCGCCTAAATCAATCAATGGGTTTCTGTGTGCGCTTAATTCCGTTCCTGTTTCTTCTGCAACTTGTTCTGCGTTTTGCGTGTTTTCCAAGTCCGTAAATTCAAGTGGTTGTAAAGTCTTAAAAAATAACTTTAAAGCTACTCCGTTGTATGCTAATATGCTATCAAAAGCATCTAATATTTCTTCTTGGAACGGCCTAATAACCATATTGTCAAAAAGAATACTTGAATTTTTTAATTCTTCTGCGTTACTTGAAAAACCATTTGTTGAAGCAACTCCAAATAATAACGGACTTGTAATATTGTGTCCTAACATTATCTTGCGTAAACATTCTTCGCTTAAATACGTGTAGTGCTGTGGAGCGTCGTTTAAAGGTATGTCTTCAACCGTTGTTTTGCTTTCTGCGTTGTTGTTAAAAGCTACTATAACTTTTTGTCCGCGACTTCCTGTAAGTTTGTCAAGTACCTTGTTTGAAATTATTTGTTGTTGTTCATCTGTTGGAACTCCGTTATTAAAATTTACAACTTTTGTACCGCTAAATCCGTTCTGAACTTCGTTAATTAAATAGTCTGCAATTTCTTCTTCTAAAAGTGTATAAGGAACAGCGCCTTGATAGTCTGGATAAGCGTAATATTTCATTCCAACCGAATAAGGTTTTGAATAAAGTATTTCTATTTTTTCTTTGCTATACCCAAAAGCGTTAAATCTAATTGGTGCAAACTTCTTTGTATCGTCCCAATTATCAGAATAGTAATAACCTGTTATTTGTCCGTCTTTATCGCATTTTTCAGCTCGTAATAAATTAACCGGTATATGATATGCTTTTAATATTTTGTCGTGCTTGTCGTTGTAGTGTACTTGAATAGCAAATTGTCCAAACATTTTTCTATCCAAAACCATTTTTCTAACGTCTTCTTTGTGGAATAAAGACATCATTTGTGCGTACTCGTTTGGCTTTTTATTAGCGTCTAATGCACTTAAACCTTTTCCGTAAATTAATCGTGCTACGTTGTTTATAATAGCGTTATTCGTTGTTGAATTGCTGTATCTCTCAATTAAAAATTGAAAGTATTGGTCTCCGTCTTCAGTTAAAAAGTCCACCCAATTTTCTCGGTTTGTTTCCGAAACTACAGGTGACGTATAAGCCGACAAATTAAGTACGTGTAAATTATTCATAAACTATAAATTCATTGGTTGTGGAATTAGAAACGTACTGATTGTTATTTACAGAAAACGTAACTAAAGGTTGTGCTGTGCAAAATACTTTATCTTTAAAAATTATGTTTGTGCCTACTCTTAAAACCAAAGTATAAGTATGTCCTTCAATTAATTCTAATACCGAAGTGTTAAAATTACCTTCAATTGTATTAACATACGCTCCTGTTGTTCTGTTAATAACTGCAATAGCAAATACTTCGTTTGTTTGCTCGTCTGTTATTTCCATAACATTCCAAGTGTCATTTCGTGGAATACAACTAAATGTTTGATTGCCCGAAGCAGGTGTCAATACTATCATATTAGTATAATTAAATATTCGTGTTTTTGTTCTTTTTTTAAGACAAAAAAAAAGCCGAACTATGAAGAACGGCTTTAAAAATAATTTTTTTAAATATTAAGAAGTAACTACTGTTCCGCCTGTAAATATTTTTGCTGCACCTACTAAATCAGTATCAGCATAAGGTGAACCAACGTTTAAATGATTTGCAGGAATTGCTTCTTGTCCTACAAGTGTCAAAGTATAACCGTTTAAATCACCCATTGCAGTACCGTTTGAAATTAAACCTGTAGTTACATCCATTCCGTGTTCTAAACCTGCAATAAAGAAATTGTTAGCGTTAGTCTTAATTACTACGTGTGGACGACCCCAAGCAAGTAATTTCATTTGCTTTGTAGTTGTTGCATCTAAACCTTTAATTGTAAAAGTTAAAGTTTGTTCTGCAAAAGTAGTTCCGTTTTCACGTGAACTTGTAATTGTTTGTTCAAAAGAATTTGTGCCTTTTAAGTCGTACTTATACAAATTCATAGTTCCGGCAATAGTCGTTATTCTATCTGAATTATCAGTATCAACAGTTCCGTAAGTGATTAAACCTAAATCTCCGTATTTAATAAAGTAAATTGACTTTATACCGCCTACAAATTCTTTACAAACTTCAGCTCTACCGTGTGTTAATAAACAAGCCATTTTGTTTTGTTTTTAATTGTGAATAAAATAAAGCGCAGTTGCCTACGCTTTTTATTTAATGTTATACTCCGTAAAGAACTACGTCTGAACCGATACCATATTGAACCGCTCCATTGTAACGCATAATTACACGAACATTTTGTGAACCGTCTATATCAGCCATATCAATTACTTTAACAAGTGAATTGTCATTTAAAAGTCCGCAACCAAAATAAAGGTTGTCTACAGTTGTTGCAACCATATTGTTTGCTCCAAGTCCGTTAGCCATAAAAATTGGAATACCGTCGTAAGATAAACTTCCGTTTGTGTACCATTGCGTTCCTTGTGTGTTAACTCCGTTTGCTCCTAATCCACTCGCTCCAAAACCACCCAATGCACGAACGTACAATTTAGCAATCTTTTGAGAAACATAAATTCTTAAATTTTCGTTTCCGTAAAGTGCTGCTGGAATAGCATCTACTGTTCTTCCAATTTCGCCAATTACAGTTGTTGCGTCTAAAGTTGTTGTTAATGGGTTTAGTACGTCAATAACGTCTGAGTCATTTAACATCAAAGTTTTAAATCCTGCAAATTCTCCTGCTGTTGCGTTTGTTCCGTTCCAAATTGTTGTCTCAATTTTAGCTGCTACTTTAGCCGCTACGTGTGCAATTAAAAAGTCTGAAAAAGATTTTGGCAACGTTTTAAACGATGAATAACCCATTTCAGCCGATTGCCAAGATTGTGCCAAGTCTGACTTGCAAAGTTGTAAATTTACTTGAAACTCTTCTGTTGTTAATACTCTTTCTGTTAGTGTTATAGTTGATGAAGGCGTAAAGTCACAAGTTGCGTTTGCAACGATGTCACCTGTTGCAACTTTTTGCATAACTTGTTTGTAAGCAACGTTTGGAAGTATAGTTACTCCGCCTTGCTCAAGTGTTGGTGCGCTTAATAAAGCTGCTGCCAAATATTTACCCGCAAACTGACCTTCGTAAGTTGTGGTAATTGATGTTGTTGTACTTAAATTAATGTTTTTCATTGTATAAATTTTTAAAAATTAAACTGTTGTAAATGTAATTGCAGCTGCGGTTGTTCCTACTCCTGAAACATACCAATTAACGCCATCACAATTTAATGCAACAAAATCGCCAATTGTGTCAGCAGCGTGTGCAAAAGTAATTGTGTTTCTATTTGCTGAAGGTACGTTAACTGAATTAACAATTGCTCCACCTTGAATAACGTTTGAAGCCGCTACAATTGTCCAAGCCGTAGTTGCAAATAAAGCTTGTACTTGAAAACGGAAATTTACACCTGCTGAAGTTGCTACCGCAGGAAGTGTAATTTGTGCTCCTGCTGCTGCATTTAAAGATAAAAGTTTTCCAGAATCCGCTGCACTTAAAGTAGTTGCTGAACTAATTACTTGTGTTTGTAATACTTGACGTAAATCGTCATTTGATATTGAAATTAATGTTCCACTCATTTTTTTTTATTTTAAAATTGTTAATATTTATTTGTTTATTTTTTCTAAAATTGAATCCATAATTGAACGTGGTCTTTTACTTGCGTATTGGAAGTGTTCAACTTCATTCGTGTTTTCAGGGTTAAATGAAATTGGCGTGATGTCTGCAAGTTCGGTTACTTCGTTTGTAACTTCGTCAACTTTAGACAACTTTTCTAATTGTGCTTTTAACTCTATATTTTCGTTTGTTAATTTTTCTATTTCTGCAAAGAACGTTTCTTTAACTACGCTTTCAATTGTCTTTTTTGCTGTTGGTGTTGCTTCAGCTTCTACTTCAACTTCTACTTCTGGAGCTTCAACTTCTGGAGTAACTTCTTCTTCAGTTGGTGCGTCTTTTATTTCTAAAATAATTCCTTCAACTTCTACAACTAAAATACGTCCGTCTTCTAATTCATATTCTCCAACCGGAACAGGAATTTTTTGTTCGTCTTCAGTTATGATAAAAACTTCTTTGTCGGTTTCAAAAGTATCCGCTTCAAAAATTGTTATTCCGTCCATTAACTTCATTGTTTCCAATTTCACTTCCATTCCTAAAAGTGTTTTGATTTGATTAATTACGCTTGTTTTCATATTTCGTGTTTTTGGTTATATTTATATAATTTAATTGTTTATTTTTTGTTGTATTTTTAAATTAGATTGCGCCTATTCCTTGCGCTTGTAAACTACCGTCACAACATTTTATTGAGTACGTTTTTCCGTCTTTACATAGGCAACCACGTTGACCGCCTTTTGGACTTGTTTTGGCTTGTGCTACTTTTTTTGTTATTTTTTTACTCATTGTTTGTATTTTTTTAGTGCTTCTGTAACCCACGACTGTATTCAAGAACGCAGTTCTCTTAAAAAAGGTATTACACCTTAATATAAAGTTAAAGTTCGTTAAATCGCATTAAAACCGTATTAAATCGCATTTCGTGTTTTACTTGTTTTTTATACTTAACGTCCTTGTCTTGTATAAGTTTTTGTATAATTTTTACTTGACTTTAATTTACTATTTCGTGTTTTTGCGTGTACTCCTGCACGTTTAACTTTTGGTTTTTTAAGGTGGATTTTAACGTTAGTTTGCTTCGCCATTTAAAATAATTTCTTTGATTTTATCCATTAAAATTTGTTCTTCATTTACTAAACTCATTTCGTATTTGTCCGCAAAATAACCTTCAATAGAAAAACCTTTTACTTCGCCTAATTTTACTTTGCTCCAAATTTCATCGTTGTTTACTTTCATAGAAATAACCCAAGTACCTTTTGGAAAATTAAAACCGTAATTCGTGCTTTTGTCGTTTTTTCCTTCTGTAATCCAACTTTCGACAACCGACATTCCGTCTAACTTTTGTTTATGTTCTAACGTTGCGTTGTTCTGGTTTGAGTTCATAAAAAACAATTCACTTGCTTTGCGTACCGTTTCTTCCGAAAAGTAAATATAGTATTCTTCGTTCTTGTCGTTCTTGCGGTAAATTTGTTTGTTAGGTATTAAAGCCGCACCCATTAAAATACGCTTTTCAGCATCAACTTCTTTTAACTCTATTTCGTGTTTTTTTAGTGCTATAAAGTCGCTTTCGATTGCAGGACTTTCAACAACTGAAACTGCGTCTATTCCGCTTGTTTCGTCTTTTTCGTCAATTATTAATTCAACTATTCGCATATCTATTTAATTAAATTATTGTTTGTTTGTTGTATTTTCTAACCGCCTAAAGTTGCGTTTGCTAACCTGTTCCTATCTAACGCTTGTTGTGAAGTTACTTGTCCTGAAACTACATAAGCTTGTATTGGTTGTTGGTTAAGACTCGCTAATTGATTAACGCCACTTTGACCGACTACATTAAATTGTGGTGCGCTCATTGTTGGGGCTGTTGCACCGCCACCGCCACCACTTCCACCGCCACCGTTACTTGGCGCGCTTGCGCCTTCAAATTGTGAAGCGGCTATTTTCTTAATGTTCATTAAACCAACTGCAACGGCACCGGCTGCAGCTATTGGCGCCAAAACGGGTCCTACAACAGGAATTCCAACGGCTGACTTATAAGCTGCCATTGCCGAAGTATAAGTATCTATTGTTGTTGAAGCAATATTTGCCGCTTTCTGTATATTAAACGCGGTCTTTTGTGCCTTCTTGTTTTTACCTGCAAACAAAGTTGCTACGTCTGCAAACGCTTGAAAAGTTCCTTTGACTAAATCTAATTGTTTTTGTAAAATAGCCGCTTTTTTTTCTGCTTCTTCTTTTGCTATTTGTATTGATTTTTCGCTTGTCTCTTTTTCAATTTGTAATCGTGTTTTTGAACTATCAACTAAACCTTTTATTGCATCTTTTGGCGAAATAGTTTTTAACTTTAATTCTTCATCATATTTAAGTTCAATTTTTAATTTTTCGGCTGCTTCTGCTTTTTTTAATTCTGTTATGTCTAATTTATGTTTTGCGGCTTCATCATAAATTTCCTTGTATTTTCTTTGAACTCCAACAATTTCTCTTGCTTCATCACTTAATAAACTATCTGAATAAGCGGTTTCAAGTTCTTTAATTTTCTTTAAAGCATCTTCTTTTTGTTTTACTCTTTCTTTTTCCTTTTCTGCGTTTTCTTTTCCACGTTCTTTTGCTGCGTTTATTGCTTCTTTATTTTCGGCTATTTCTTGACGGTTTAACATTTTCTTTTGCCTGTTCAATTTAATGCCAGTCATTGCGCCTTCAGTTTCCGCTTCGTTTAACGCAATAGTTGCTTCACGTATTTCTTGCTTCATTTTTATTTCGGCTTGTCCGCCTAATGCCTTTGCTCTTGTTTTTAAAATTTCTAAATCTTTAGCGGCTATTCTTGTACGTTCTGCTGCGGCTTTATTTTCTTCTCGTGTTACTTGCGCAAGTGCTTTTCGTTTTTCCGACATTGAAGCCGTTTCATCCGTTAAAATTTCTCTTGATTGAACAAGTAATTTATTAACTTCTGACTGAGCAACTGTTTGTTCTTTTTTTGCCTTATTGTTTGCTTGCTGTTCTTTTTCTAAAGCTCTAATAATTTTAAAGGTTGCGCCACTTGCAGCGTCTCCTAATTGTTTATAAGAAGCGGCGGCTTCTCCGTTTGCGTTTTTAATTGCTTCCGAAGCACCTTTAAAATCTAAAGTTAAAAATTTATAAGCTGCTTGTACTGCATAACCAAAAGCACGAACTAAACCCATAGTTGCGTCTTTAACTTGTGTGCCAACAGCGCTTAAACCTGCCCAAACAGCCGCTATTTCTTTACCGCCTTTAACGTTAGATTGAAACGCTTCATAAACAAGTTTTAAACTTGCTACAATTCCTGCAATAAGTAAAACAATTGGGTTTGCAAGTAACTTTGTAAATTGTGCGCCTAAACCCATCACTCCGCCTTCTGCCGCTTTAAGTCCCGGAACAAGTCCTGTAATTGCAGTTTTGATTGCGCCAAACGTTCCCATTTTAGCGCCTGTTGCTGTGCTTGCATTTCCTAAACCTGTAACGCCTGCCGCTGCCGCTGTTGATGAAGCCGTTACGGTGTTTATTTCTGTAGCTGCTTGTGTAGCGTTTGTTTTAACTTGTATTTCAATTACTCTTTTTTCAGCCATTATTCCTTAGTTTTTTTTCTTAAATTTCTTCTTAATGCTTGTTTATATTGTTCTTTTATAGAAGTAGTAAATTTATATTTACCCTTTGCGATGTCTATGTTTTCGCTTTCTCCGTAAAAGTCGCTTAATAAAAGCATTTCAATTATTTTGTTTATCATTGTTGTTCTATTATAATATAGTTTGTGTCCGTGTTTCCGTTAATGTAATCAGTATCTAAAGTTAAAGTAATAGTTCGTGCTGCGTTTGCAGGTACTGTTACTGTTAAATAACTATCTGCTTTAAACAATACGCTTGACAAAGTAACGTTACTTGCGTTTGAACTTTTTGAAATCCTTACTTCTGTTGCTCCGTTTGAAAATAAAATTGCAAAACTTAAAACGTTTGAATTGTCTGTATCTGCTTCAACTAACACAATTGGTTTTACTTCTGCAAAGTCATTAATCAAAGTAAAATCTACGTCACCTGTTGTCAAGTCACTTTGCATTTCATTTATTAAATAACGTTTGTCTTTTATTATAAGGCGGTCGTTTAACTGAAGTTGTGTAAGTAAAGAAACAGGAAGTATTGTTTTTACTTTTACAAGTCTGTTTTTTGGGTTGTATAAATTAGTTAAATAACTTTGATAGTATAAAGCGTAAAGTGTGTTTGGGTTATTTACTAAATAATAACTTGAAATTTCTACGCCAAAATTTAAAGTTAAAGGATAAGTGCCACCTGAAATAATTATTTCGCTATCTTGCCCAAATGGAACGTAACCTGTTATATTAGCTTGTCCGTTCCAATGTATATGCCCGCTTGTTAAAGTTGCTTTTTTGTTCATATACAACAAACAAGGTTTTGGAATATACGAAGCTAGTTCTTTGTTTAATGCGTAACCAACTTGTAATTGATTGCCAAAATTATTAAATAGTAAGTTTTCAAATGGACTTTCAACTTTGTATTCGCCACCGTCATAGTTAAAACCAATTTTCGTGTTTCCGTATTCGTGTGCGTCTACGTTTAATGGACTTTCTAAAAAGTATTTATTTAACATACATTCGCTATCTTGATATTTAAACTCAATAGACTTATAAAGTTTCATTCGTTCAATTTCAATACTTGTTATGTCGGTGTATTTTGTTATGTCAACTACTGCGCCTTTTTTATACCAATCATTTAATGGTTCAAAAGTAAATACGTTCTTCGTGTTTGAGTAAACAGTTAAATTAAACTCTTTGCATATTCCAGAAACAAAATCACTAATTTTCATATCAGGTGCTAACGATTGTAAATTAGTAAAACCCGTTGTTGTTGCTGTTGCGTTATTTGAATTTCCTGTTTCATTAATTACCGCGTTTGAGTTAGTATCAACATAGCTTCTTTGATATGTAAAATTTAAAGTTAAAGTCATTACTGCGTTAGCCCTTAATTTAAAAGTCATTGTAGATTCAGGGTTTGCAATAATATTAAATTGATTAATATTACTTGAAGTTGTTGAGCCTGTGTGTGAACTATTAAAAACTCCGTTTAAATAAACATCTATGTAATAAGTTGTTGCTACCGAAATTGCCGTTACATTAAAACCAAGTAAATGTGAATATTCATTGTAATTGCTTGAATTTATTGCGGTAAAACTATTTGTTGTTGTGTTAAACGCATTTGCTAAAGTTCCACTTGAAGCTGTTAAGTCTATTGGTATTGCATTACTGCTTGTAAAAGTATTTTGTTGCTTATTCTTAAAATATAAAAATGCTTTTTTAAACATATCTGAACTTAAAAATAAGCCATTAAATGTTATTCCGTATTCTGTTTGAATTAACCCAAAAATACTTGCAACACGAACCGCAGGAAATAATTCTGTGTAAACTATTTTGCCGTCTACGTGGTTTAAATTATTGCTATTGTTTGTAGGGTATTCATACCAATTAGGTAAGTTTGCAGTAGGCAAAGGAAAACTTGAACCAAACTGCCAAACTCTATTTGAACTTATTAACGGATAACGTACGTTGTAATCAGTTACTGTGCTATCTATTGTTACTCTGTTATATACTTCCGTATTTGTGTAGTTGTGGTCTAACGTTAAATAGTTTAATTGACTTAATTTGTCTTCATTAAAATAGTCTTTTAAAGAAATTCCTGCTCCGTAAAATGTTATTGAATAACTATCTGGTCTTCCGTTTTTTAGGTTCGTTTTTTCAAGTTGAATTTTACCACGTCTAAATAAAACCGTGTCAACTTCAATGTAAGCGTTGTATCGGTTTTGGTAGTCAATAGTTGCATCAACATCGTTTTGGTAAAAGTGTTGAAATATAGCGTTGTTTATTGGTGAACACGGAATAGTAAAACCTTGCGAATAGTCTGTAAATATTTTGCTTATATCTGATATGTTTTGTATCGTAGAACTAACAGAAATTTTTTCATCGTTGAATAATTCTAAACGTGAAAATTCTAACTCGGTTTGTGCTAAAGCCGTTTCTATAAAAATTGCTACTTGCCTTTTCATTAAACTACTGAATTAAGAACATCGTAAGTAAATTCAAACTCTAAACTATAATTTATTTGTTTCGTGTTTATATGCTTAAACAACTCCGTGCTTTTAGTATTAATCTTTGCAGGTTTATAAGTGTTAATTAAAATTCGTTCGCTTAACATTATTTGTTTTAATACTTCGCCCCAAGTTTCATCTACCCAGCCTGTATTTACTTTAATACTACTTTTTCCGTTTGTGTTAAATGTTTGTCTTTGCCCTTTTACAAAGTTATACAATGGAACACCGTAATTATTAACTTGAATGGTATTTTGTAATAAATTATATTCCGTGTTTTCAACGCTGAACGTGTCGTTACTTGCCTTAAAGAAAAATTCCCGTTGCCACGCTCCGTATTTGTTCACAAAGTCAATAGTTACAGGTGTATATTTACATTCTTCAAGTGGGTAAAAATAATATGTTTTCTGAACTGCTCCAGCGGGGTTTAAAATTTCAACTTTGTTTCCATCTAAATAGTTTAAATCATAACATCTTGGAACATCATAAGTTCCCGTTGCTAAACCTATTGAATTAATTACTCCCGTGCTTAAATTTGTGTATCGTGCGGCAGAATTTATTAATGTTGTTACTCGAATAAGTCCAGAATCTAACTCCGGATAGTAGTAATAATTTCCTTCATCAAGTCCGTAGTTTCCTAAATCGTAATTGTAATTTTGTACGTAAGCTGTGTAACCGTCAAATGCTATATAATCAACCGTGTTTAATAGTGTGTAAGTTGTACCTACTAACTTATAACGTTTTACTCTAACGTTTACACGTTCGTTTGTAGGGTTTACTTCCGCAGTGTTACTGATAGTTTGTGGATAATAAAAACTTATATATTCTCGTATGTAAGGCGATATGTCGTAAAGTGTTTCTACGTTGTTTGACGCAGGTATTAATTTACTTAACGTGTATGTTGGTGTTCCACTAAAACTTGTGTTGCTTAAAAACAATTCTACCTTTGAACCGTTTTGTCCACTTTCAGCAATCCTAATTAAATACGGTGAACGTGCAAATATATTAGCCATTATTTCTTTTCGTTTTTAAATTGTGTGTCTTTAAATAAATTCATTGCATCCAACCCAAACTTTTCTACAAGTTCATCAGGCAATCTTTTAAATGCGCTTTCAAATGGTTTGGTAAAAAACAAGCTCGGTTTAATTCCCTGTGCAAATATTCTTTTCTGTAACCAAAAACCTAAAGTCTTATAACCACCTTTTGCAAATGTTCCGTCTGCGTTTCTAAATCTTATATTCTTTTTTTGCGCCCATTTACTTAAAGGTTCAACAGGTGGCATTTTGTTTTTAAAACTAAATTTACTATTCGGTGCTTTTTGTTTTCCGTTTTTTACTAAACTTGGGTTTGCACCTTTAACTCCTTTGTCTTGAAATTGTCCGTATTGGTTCATTTCAAAGTCCATACTAAACGAATTCGGCATTGCCTTAACATTTCCTTTTAAACTTTCGTAAAGTCCTTTAGAAACGTTTTTTTTATCGCGTGTTAAATTTTTTCGTGCTTCTGCAATAACGTAATTTCTAAACCTTTCAAGTTCTTTTTGTACTTCGCTTTGTTTCATCTTAACAAATTGTCATTTCGTTCGGTGTTACTATGTCAAAAGTCATTGTCCAACCTGCCATATAGTTTTCAAAACGTTCTGTAAACGGTTCTAAACTTGCCGTGCCTTCAACCATAAATAAATCGTATGCTAAACTTCCGTGTTTTATTATTTCGTACGCCCTGTTTAATACTGCGTGTTGTGTATTCAAAACATCTATTTCGTTGTCGTTACCTAAAAAAATATTTGTTGTTGCGTTCTTGGATAAGTCTACAATATCCATTGCTATTAAACTAATATTCCAAGTTGTTGTGTTTGAATCCAACGTGCAGTTATTAACCATAATATGCAACAAAGGAAATATAGTTTGTTTGCTTAAATCAACTTTAAATATGTCTCCTTGTGTTACCGTATTTACAATAACGTCTGCGTCAAAGTGTGTTTTAAGTTTGTCTAATAAGTTGTAATATCCTGTCATTTTCGTAGTTTATTTAATTGGCGTTGTTCAATTTCTTGCTTTTGTTTTTCGAAGGTAAGATAGGTAAGACATTGAGTAAGTCGATAGCTGGTGACTGTGTTAAATCTTGTAACGTCTCCCTGAGCGAGTGCATAAATTGACTGGTACCAACCCCATTGTTTTCCAAATTGAGCTTGTTCGCTAAACTCGTTTGCGTCTTCTTGTTCGTCTTTATCTGCCGTTCCAAATAAGTAAGCGTAGCTGTCAATAATTCGCTTCCTAAATTCCAAAAAAAAATACTTGAACTAATCGCTATGTCAACAGGCGTGAACTTCATTAACTCGTGCATTTCGTCCATTGGTGTATAGTCAACTATCTCATACTTGTCTTTAAACTTCATTTTAATAGGCCTGTACATTACAGCCATTGCCTTATGGTAGTCTTCCCACTTTAGTAAATTGTTTTCAAGGTCTACGTATTCGCCAAAACTTATGTCTTCAAGATTAGTTATAAATCCAAATTCTTGTGTTCCTATTTTAAACGTTGGTTGAAATTTTGGCTTTTGTTCAAACAACTTTGTGAAGTGTGTTATTAATTCGTTTAAACTTGTAAGCTTCATTTTTACAATATCCTTTAGTTCTATTCCGCAGAATATTTGTACCATTTTTTGCGCTATAAATTCTTCGTCGTTGCTTCCCTGTTGAACCTTTAAAAATTCTTGGTAGCTTTTTAATGGTATTTCGTTTAAAGTTGTTGGTACGTTTATTTCTAACTTCATATATCTATAATTAATTATTTGCTGTTTTGTTGTGTTCGTTATTTTGTATGTAATCGTATGCTTGTTTTAACATATTAATATCTCGGATGTCACGTAAATAAATACGAACCTTTACACCTTTTTTTTGGTATATGTAAATTTGTACCGCTTGCATCATTATTTCTAAATCATTCATCGTATAAAATATTGTCCGTGTGTATTGTTTAATCCTAACGTTTCCATTTCGTGGTATCTAACAGCGTCTATTGCGTGGTCGTTTTTGCCCTGCGGTTTGTTTAATGTTTTTCCAGACTTGTCAGCATCCCAACAATAAGCCCTTAATTCTTTAATTAGGTTTGTGCTTTGTGAAGTAACTAAATAATTTTGTGACTGCATTATTTGAATACCGTAGTTTACACTATCTGCGCCCTTTGTTACTCCTTTAATTTGTTGTCCTGTTCTTCGTATTTCTTCAATGCTTTTTGGTTCGCTACTATCCGCATATGCTATAACGTGTTTTTGTAGTTTCTTTGCTATATCGTTATTCAATAAACTTGTTTGGTAACATATTTCGTTAAGTATTCTTTGCCCGTTGTAATTGTAAACTTCAACTATGCTTGTCGGGTCGTTTGAATACCCGAAGTCTAAACCGTAACCAAGTAACCGTGCTTCAGGCGGTATCGTGTCAATTAGTTTATAGTTTGAAAATATAACTCCTTCTAACATTCCAACAAGTCCTTCGCCATATACCCGCCACCAATTAGCCCAATAACTGCTTGTCGTGGCTTTTAAGCGGTTCTTTTCTATTTCTGTTACTATTCGTTCATCTAACGCTTCGTTGTCCTTGTACGTTAAAATTAAAAAGTCTGTGTCGGGTTCGTCTTTTAGTTCCGTGTGTACCCAAAATTCATTCGCTGGGTTAAAGTCAAGGTATATTCGTTTTTTTGTACGTATTGCAAGTTCGTTGTATGCTTCAAATGTTACGTTGTTACATTCGTTTATGTAAAGAATATCACGTCTTGCACCCCTTAATTTTGAACTATCGTCTGCACTAAAAAATTCAATGTAAGAACCGTTTGAAAATTCGTAACGTAATAAAGATTTGTTAAACTTGTCTTCAAAGAACCTGTTACTCCAACGCATTATTTTAACAAAGTCTTTTAGTGCGCCCCTTCGTAAGTGTGGAATACTTTCAGCTACAATACTTATTTCCGTGTTTTTGTGCTTTGTCGCAATATCTATTAACAACGGAATAACACCAAAAGTTTTACCCGCTGAAGTACCGCCTTGAATTATTTTTATTCGCTTGTCTAACTTTGCAATTTTACTAATTGCAGTCGTCCGTATTAACATCAGGAAATAAAGGTTGTTCTATATTTGTTTGTTCTATTTGTTGAACAGGCGCACCGTAGCCACTATCCATTAGTGCTTTGTATGCTGAAACGTCACCGTCACGCATTTTTTTAACCATTGCTAAAGTTCCTAAGTCTTCTTGACTTAAAGTTTCTTCAACGCCTGTTATTGGGTTCTTTGCCTTTTGTGTAGTTTCTAGCCAAAGGCGTGCTATTGTGCTTCGGTTTCTACTTCCTTTTGGACGTCCAGCAGGGTTTCCGCTTTCGCCTTTATTAAATTCGTGTTTTGTTATGTTTTCTTTGTTTGGCATATCGCTGTAATTTCGCTGTTTATTTTAAACTCCTTTGATAGGTACATTAACTTTTTTTGCGTTTAATAAATCAGTCATTTTTTGTGGTGGTATTTTATACTGAATTATTTTTTTTCCCCACTTTAACATAATTTGTTTACAATATTGTATTTCTTTTTCTTTACTTCTATAACTAACTATTCCGCCTTTATTGTCTCCGTGTTCACATAAATAATGGAACTTATTTAACCTTAATACTTTTTTATATTTTTGAAGTTGTTGTAACGCCATATCGTAATCGTCTTTTGTGCCTACTCTACTATCAAATTTTAATTCGTGCTTTAAATGCGCTTGAAAAGGACCTAAAATAATATTTGTTAAATTAAATGGCAAAAATTCTTTAAATATTCTATTGTCTTCATTTTGTCCTAATCCCCACATTTTACAATTAAAATCTTCGCATAACTTAAAATTATGTTTAAAAAAATTAATTAATTCGTGTTTGTCTAATTCTTTATTTTTATGTTCTCCGTCATTTTCGCCTTTTCTATTTTCATAATAATTTATGCTTTTAACATCATCATCAATCATTATTAAAGGAAATTCTATATTGTTTAAAATCCAATTGCGTTTTTTTACTATGTCTCCGTCTTCGCTATCAGGCAAAGTAATAACTCTGTCTTTTCCAACTGCTTCAATATATTCTTTTTCTTGACTTTTAGGAACACAATATTTAGCCATAAAAAAATAATCTTTACCTTTTAAATCGTGGCTTCTTTTGTAACTTGGTATTATTATATTCATATAAAATTTTTCCCGTTTATTACTCTACCAATTCCAATTTTTTGAGTTCCTTCTGCGCTTGTTTTACTTTTTACTTGTTTTAAACCATAAATTTCTTGTGCTACTTCCCAATCCATTGCATTGTCAAAATATAAAACAATATAATTATGCTCTAAAAATAATTCTTCGCTAAATTCTATTTCTCCAATATCAGGTATGTCTTTTGTTTCTTTTATTTCTTCAATGTCTAATGGTAAACTTAATCCCCAATCCGTTAATTTATCCGTGTCCCATTCATTCGCTAAAATATCCCAATCCCATTCTCCAAAACCTACGTTGTCTTTAACTATAAATTCGTCTTTTTGTAGTTCGGTTAAATCTTTTGCCTGTACAATATAAACTTCTTTTAACCCTGCTTCAATACAAGCTTTGTGTCGCATATTTCCACCTAAAATAATATTGTTTTCATCTACTACAATTGGACGTAGTTCTAACATTTGCGGAAACTCCTTTATTGAATTGACTAACTTTTTAAACTTGTCGTCTTTAATTAAACGTGGGTTCTTTGGGTTCGTCTTTATGCTGTTAATCTTTACTTTGTCTACTTTCATATTAATTGACCTATGTTGCCTAATTCGTTTACTACATCTTTATTATTGTCGTAGTGTTTTGATATTTCAAGTTCTTTAATCTTTTCTATTTTTGCTTTGTTGCTTCCTGTTGCGTAAACTCTATTTGAAGGAATATTAAGTTCGTTTGCTCTTGGTAACATTTCATCTTTGTTATCTCTTGCTGAAATAATATAAATCGTGTTTCCATCGCTTAACTTCTTTGCTAAATCAAAACCTTTTTTTGTTGATAGTGTTCCGTCATAGTCAAAACTTATTTTCTCCTTTGCTAATTTTGTATTATAAGCATCTTGACATATTGCAGAACGTTGATTAATATCGTACTCGTTTATCATAACGTGGTCTAACATACATCGTTTAACAAAGTCGCTTTTTGTTTCGTCTTTACTTGGTTTCGGTATTGGCATTTTCTTCTGTTTGTTCTGGACTGTACTCGTTGTAAATTACCCTTAACTTACTTACTAAATCTCTTAAACAACTTGAACAGGTGCTGAAGGTTAATTTTTGGTTTAATACTCTGTTGTTAATTGCAATTAGACTTGTTTGTTCATCGCTTGTTAAGGTGTTTGTGTTTTGCTTAAAATAAGCGTCTAACGTGTTAAACTCGTCTTCTGTTAAACACAACGGTTTTGCATACGGAAATAGTTTATTCAACTTTTCTTTACGTTCATCGCATCCGCAGTCTTCACCTGCAACAAATTTTACAAGTTTATCAATTCCTGTTGCTTCTGTAATTTTTGCGATTGTATCGCCTAATCCTTTACTTTTCATTTTTTCTTTTTTATTAGTTCATAATCTTGGTTTATAAAATCTTGGTAGTCTTCTCCTAGGTTATTTTTAATTCGTTTTTTGCAAGTTTTAACCGTGTTAAATATACTTGTTACACTTATGTTTGTTTCTGCACTTATTTGTCTTAAACTTTTATTCGTGTTTTTGTATAACTCAAATAATTGTTTGTCGTACCAATGCCAACTATCGCACTCTAAATCTACGTTATTCAGCAAGTCGTTGTAAGCTTCGTTTTCTTCTGTGTTGTTTTCTTCTGCTAAATTATAAACGTCGTCTAAAGGTATAAATTTAATTTTGTTGTTTTTGTTCACGTGCTGAAGGAAAGTATTTTTTAAAGCCAACCACATATAACCTTTACTTATGTTTCCGTCTTTGAATAGTTTTTCTTCGCTACTCCACTTCATTAACATAATATAAGTTTCCTGTACTATGTCTTCAGCAAAAAAGTATTCGCCAAAAGTGTTAACCATTTTAACCCATTCGTTGTGATGTTTTGCAACTTTAGTTAACCATTCCAATTTATATTGTTTAGATATTAAGCAAATGTATGATTAATTTTTCAACAATAAACAAACGTATTTATTAACAATTAGTTGTGTATAACGAAAAAAGCGCAAACAATTAAGTCTGCGCCTACGTTTTTAACTTGAAAATTTTATCTATTTACAAAGTAATCTATTTTTTTAAGCGTTGAAAGTGAAACGTCTTTGCCTTCCAAGAAATTTGTAAGCTGGAAAAAGTGGAATTTTTTTCCTTTGTCCTGTATTTCTTTTACTATGCTGTTTCGTTTTTTAAAAGCTAAAATCTTTTTTAATTCAGTTCGTAACTGTTCGTCTTGTATGTACATATCAAAACGGTAAATCGTCGTTTACATCCAATGTTTGAATTTGTGGCTCATTATTTTTTATTTGTGGCTCATTTTTTACAAATGGTTCACTAAAACTTGCACTAAAAAATTTAACTCCCTTTGCTGAAGTTTTCATCCATAACGCTATTTCCATATCCTTACCGTTTACGTTTACTTTTCCTTTGTAGTCAGGATGGTTTTCCGCTTTTTTGTTTTCGTTCTTGAAAATTGCACCTGTGTTGTTTCTTGTTTCCATTTTTATTTGTTTTTTTCTGTTATAAATTCTAATGTTTTACTATCAATGTATTCTTGTACTTCTAACCATTGTTCAACGGTTACTGAATTTGGCAAGGTTGTTTCCCAATATAAACGCCAAAAAGACGTAGTATCTTGACCGCTTACAATTTGTTCTTGTATTTTCATATTATTTATTTAGATTGTTTGTATTCGTGTTTTAGTCGCTCCAAGTAAAGAACAAAGTCCATTGCTTCTTCTTGTGCGTGTGTAAGCCATTCTAACGTGCTTAAATCGGTTCGTTCTAACGTTGTCTTGTATTTCTTTATTCCAGCTTCTGAACGTTCTTTGAATTTAGCCATTACGCTTAAAACGTTTTTGTCTTGTATTTGTATGTTCATATCAACCAATTAAATAAATTGTAAATACCAACGGCAGCAAAACCATAAATTGCTATCCAAATAATAATTGCTATTGTTTTTTCTTTCATATTTTTATATTATTGTCGTTAATAAATTGCTGTAATTTTTCTCTTGCTTCAAACATTGGTTCGTTACCGTTGTATTTGTATTCGCTTCTTAACCAATGGTCAAACTCAACTAATGTTATATAATAATTTACTCCATTGTTTGCAAAGTTGTATTCGTCTTTTTCTTCCGGCAGGTTGAATTCAAGTATTGCTTTCATATTGTTTCAATTAAACTGTTAAAATAAATTCTTGCTTCTTCAACCTTTGTTTGTATTTCCCAAATTACTGTTTCATCACGTTCTATTTTAAAGACTTTTACTTTTGTTTGTTCTGGCAAATGGTCAAAGTTATGTTTCTTTTCTACGTATTCTCGTATTTCTGCGTCTTCGTCAATTTTAAATTGTTTCCAATGTTCACGTCTAATTTCGTCTTCAACTATTTCTAAAGGTGTGTTTACTAAACAATAACATAATAACGCTTCGGCTTTTCCTGTTAACCACATATAACCCTGCAATTGATAGTAATAATCTTTTGTAGGTATTTCGTCTTCAAAGAACGGAAAAGTATGCGCTTCGTAACTGCATTTAATATCTAATAAAACATCATTCGTGTTTACGTCGGGTGTTCCTGTAATCCATTCGTTATTAAAATGTTCTTCGTTCTTAAAAATAAACCCTAATCCTAAAACATCGTTTACCAAGCTAATTGCTTCGTCTTCACATTGTAAACCTTTGTCCGTGTAACGTGAACTAAATTCTTTTTTAATTCCGTACTTATGTTCTAAAACAAGTTCTTGGATGTAACTCTTTGCTGTTTTGCTTAATGTTTCGGTCTTGGTGCGTGGAGCGGTCATTAACCGCCCCAATGCTGAACAACGTATTTTCATACTTCTAACGTTTTTAATTGTGCAGGTGTTAAACTAAACTTTGTTGTTAGTTCTTCAACGGTGTATTCTCCTTTGCTAATTGCGTCAATAGCTTTTTGAAACCTTGCGTTGTCTATTGTAAACTTTATAGATGGGTGTTTTACTTGTTCTCCAGAAGCGTCTGTGTCTTTGTCCGTAACTAAACCAAGCATTGAACTTAATGCGTAACGTCTTAAATAAGTTATTGCACTACCTAAAACTTGGAACTCGTTCATTCCTTTTAAAATTACTCCTTGCGGAATATCTATTTTACTTTCGATACTTTCTGCGCTTTCAACGTGAAATAAACAAGTTGCAATTTGTGTTCCGTTAATTAGTTGTGTAAACCCTAAACCGTGTTTTTTTAAAAGTGGGTTTATAACTTCAAAGATTTTTGGTAAATCTGCGTAAGTGTAACCGTAACCTTGTGTTGCTTTGTGAATAACAGGAACTTCTTGTTGGAACGCTGCTAAACTTTTAAATAAATGTTTCATAGTTAAATAATTTAAGTTAATAATATATGCAAATATAAATA